AATATTTTATTTAGTTTTGGTTTGTCTTTTTTTGTTATAAGTTTATTTATTTCATCTGCATTTTTATCTGCAAACTTGTTCATATATTTTTCTAGTTGATTTAGAGTTCCTCTAAAAGTTGCACCAAAACCTGCACCCAAACCTATAGCTTGGAAGTATTCTTTTACACTAGGAAACTTCTTTTCATCTATTAGTTTTCTTATAGTAAGTTCTGTACCTGCTAAAGTACCACCAAAAAGACCTGATTGCCTTATACCTTTCCAACCTTTAGCTGTAGAGCCAAAAGGTATAGCTTGCACTACAGCAGCAGCAAAAGCTTCTCCGTAGTTTATTTGATCTGCAAATCCTATTTGTGCTTGATCTCCTAATCTTGCCTTTTGTGCAGCAACATTCAACTCCCAACCTACACCTGCGTTAATTAACACATTTGCACCAATACCCCAAGGACCCATTTTTAATAATGGTGCAGTAAGAATATCAGTTGAAATACCACCACTTATTTCAAGACCAAGACCTTTAAAATCTCTAACCCATTGTCTTAAGTTATTACGATCTGGGTTATCCCATTCAATACCTTTGCTTTCATATTCTTGTATAACTTTATTTAAACCTTCTTGAAACTTCTCTCCTTCAACAACATTTAAAGGTATGCCATCTTTTACAACATTTAAAAAATCAATACCTGTATGCTTTTCAAATATATCTATTGCTTCTTTTTGAAACTTACCTCTTTGTCCAAAAGGTTTTGTGTATAAATTATTCTGTATATATCTTTTGTAGCCAACATAATTTAAAGCACCATCAGAAATGTGACTATTGTTTTGTTCTTCATCTTCTTTATTACTAGCTAAATATATTGATGTTAGTTCTTTTGACGGATCAAAGTTTACTTCGCTATAGAAATTAAAATCTCCGTCATCTCCATCTAACAAATCATCTGCATAATCTTGTTCTTTATTTTTAAATAAAGTGTCATAAGTATCTTTCATACTTATTTCTTGGTTCCAATCAAAGTAACTATTTGTTTGAACATTGTTAGAACCTACATTTTGCGGTTGATATGCAATTTTTGGTTCAAGTTTTACAAAAGTATTTGTTAAAGGGTCTATTTGAATACTTGTATTCTGTTGATTTGTTATGTCAGAATTTGTCATTAGATTATTGTTTTAGAACCTTGTGGGTCTACATTCCATAGAATATCAATTACTCGTTTCAATGTCTCTTCATCTTCTTTAATTGGTTCCTTAATTAATAATTGTTCTTTTGTTTTTACACCTGCATCAGCTAACCCTACATATTGAGAAGGTCTAAGCATTTCTGTAATTATATCTTTTGAATAAGCTCCAAAAGGAAACTCACGAATACCAAGTCTAGCTCTTGCTACTCTCATAAGAACTGATTGCATTACACCAATCATATCTTCTTCAGATGTTAATATCGCTTCTGTCAATACCATCTGTGCAATTGCATATTTAGCTTCTATATTTTCTTTAGTGTTATTCATAACTAAATCTACATATATTTCTTTAGCTTTATCAATAACTTCTTTTGATGACTTGTCTGCATAAGCATGACTAAATCCATCTTTCTCAATCTTTGTAATAAAGTTAGGGTCTTTTTCTAAGTTTGATCCTCTTGCACTACTGCCATAAGAAACGGCGCCATTAAATTTATCAAATTTATCTGTCATTAATTTTAAATTATTTTTTAATACACCACCACCTTGTCTATCCATATCTTCCCCTGCTTCAGTAGGTATTTGAGAACCACCTTCCCCTGCATTTGTATTTGTAAATGATGCAGGTATTACGTTTGTGTTGTTATCAACAGAGCTTTTTGTTTCTGGTTTTACAAATAAGTTTTTAAGTCTTTCTCTAAAACCAACATTATTATCTTCTTTTTTCTTTTCTTCTACAGGTGCAGTAGTACCTTCAGTTACATTAATAAGAGTTTCACTACCTTTTATGTAAAACTTACCATCTCTTTCTTCAACTTCTCCATTGGTTTGCATTGTTTCAAATGTATTCTGACTAACTGTTATTGGTTTTAATTTTTCTTCTTCTTTTAGTTGTATGCCTAACTGTTCTTGTGCTTTACTCCATACACCACCTTCATTTAAAACATAGGAGTCAGTAGTTTTTCTATTGTTGATTCTAGTTATATCTGCTGCATAATTAACCATAGCTTGTTCTATTTCAGCAGCAAAAGTTTCTGGGTCTAAATTTCTTTTTCCAATCTCTATTATTGCTTTATTAAATTTATTTGTTGCATCATAATATTTTAATTCTATATTTTTTCCACTCTGTGTTTTTGACTTCCATCTATCAGCAAGATTATTACCACCAAGAATATCTTTTGATTGATTTATCAGTTCATTAATTCTAGGTCTATATAGTGCTAAAGAATCTTTACCTAAATGAGTAGTAATCATTCTTTTTAAAGTATTTAATTCTGTAGTATCTTCGTCTGTAACAGTTGTACCAAGACTAGCTTCAAATTCTCTTAGTCGATTTAAAGCCTCTAAAGGACTTGTGAAATTTTGATTTAATATATCAGTAGCAAAGTCATCATAAAACTGGTCACGACTAACATCTACATCTTCTAAAACTTCTAAAAATATCTTTGGTGTATCAGGAAATAAAGCTTGCAAAGCTTCAAGTCCTTCTGTGTTATATCTTGTAGTCTCATCTGCACCTGTAATTTGAAATTCAAAGTTATCAAGTAAATTTACAATCCTAGGTTTTATGACTTCTGCAATTTTTTTCTTTTTGAAAGTATCGTAAGCATTTTCATTTGTAACAAATCTAGCTTTCATTTTATTCCAATCTTCGCCTAAGTAATCTCCTAAAGCTGATCGACTTTGTTCTGGTCCAACTTTTAATTTTTCAATAACATTTCTAAAATTTTGTACTGCAATAACTCCACTTTTACCTCTACGCAATTCAGTATTAAAAATAGTTTCTGCAATCTCCATAACATTGTTTTTCATAGCAGTAGGACTAACAGAATTTATAGCACCAATAGCATCTAAATAATCAATTTCTTCTTGCATATTTTCAATAGCAATATTAATAAATGAATCTGGATTTGAAAAATCAATTTCATCAAAATTACTAAAATCTATAGTTGAAAAATTTGCAAGAATATTATCTTTTAATGTGGTGTTAGTTTGCTCTGTAACAAATTCACGATTATTTTTTTCTTGATTTATATATGCTTTTGAAACTGATTTAGCTACTTCTGGCATAAAATATTGGTTTATGAAAGAAGACCTGATACCAGTTACATCTTGTTTTCTTGTCTCAGAAAACTCAGATATAGCTCTTTTAAATTGTTCTGAATTTACACTAAATTCTTTTAAAGGAACTTGTCTTGTAGTTCCATTAGTGCCTTCAACTGTAATTGTTTTATTATTTAAAAATTCATTTAATTTACCTTCTATTGCTAGTCCATTATTAATAGCAAGTCTTTTTTCAATACCTGCTCTTACAAATATATTGTTACCTAAAATTTGTCTAGCTTCTTTTTTATTTGAACTTTTTAAAGCATTAGTAAATTTTTTTAATTTCTCAGGACTAGCCATCAAGACATCTATTTCGCCTTGTAAAATTCCTTTTTCTTTCTCTTTTTGTAATACTCCTCCTAAATAAGTTTGCAATGCAGGGTTTATTGTTTTTAAAGTATCAGCTAACTCCATCATTCCAGTTTTAGGTAAAACTGTTACAGGATTAACAAATGTATCTACAGGGCTATCGTAAATATTTGTTGCTGCTGTTGATTGAAAACTGCTACTCATAATTAACTAAGTAAAGAATACTGATTTAAAGCACCTGTGCCTATATTTAATAAAGTTTGTCCAAGAGTAGGTATTTGATTATATGCTTGATTTATATTGCTTTGTAGTTGATTAATGCGATTATCATATAGTGCTTCAGTTGCCAGTATGTTTCTATCATATTGTCTTCTAAATGATTCTAATGATTGATTTATTGATTCTCTGTAATTAGCAGCTTGTCTTTCATTATCCATTAATAGTAATCCTATAGTTGTACCTGCACGTTCTGATGCAATTATAGCCCTATTAGCTTGTAAAGCCTCTATATTTCTTGCAAATATATTTTGTGCGTCTTGTTTTTCTTTAGCTTGTAACTGTTCTGCTAACGCTTGTTGTTGTAATCTTTTATCTCTTTCTGCTGATTCTTGTGCTAGTAATGCTTGGTTATATGTTTGATTGGCTGCACTTTGAGCAGCAGCCCTACCAAGAAAAGCATTGGCAGCAGTAAGACCTAACCCTACGTTAAAGGCTGTTGCAGCCGCACCTGTTAATCCTATTGCTGCAGCAACACACATCTAGGCGATCCTCAGAAATTCGTAGAAAGGTTTTTTTTGATAACCATAACTCTCATGCAACTTTACAAATGTAAACCCAAGAGCTTTTAACCATTTTATAGCAGAAGTGTTTTCTGCATATACATAATTATAAAG